TTTTTCTTCCTTTACAAGAAATGGTCTGTATCTGACTTTTTTACTTGATGAAGGTAACTTCAACTCATAAGTTGGAGTTTCAATGGTGGGTAATGGCATAATTTACTTTGCTTTATAATCAGAGGGTTGAGTGAACTTGTCTTGTATTGTTCTTCTAGCTTTGATATTATAGAGAGTGCCAAAGTTTTCTGGGTGATCATAACTCTCTTCACTTCGCACAAAGTCTTCAATACCAACATCGTTTGAGTTAATAATGTTATCTGGTGTGCTAACTGGTCTTCGACCATTATCAACTTTATGAAAACTTGTAAAGAATCTATCATACAAAAACTGTATATTACATTTTAACACATTTGAGTCTCCATAGGCAAGTCTCATTGAGGTTAAATTGCTAGGCCAGACATTTACAAACTCATAATTTGTCACTCTGGTTGGGTAATCTCCATTTGACCTATCATCTATAAAAGTATCTCTTTCAAATTTTGAGAGATGAATAATTTCTTTGTAGTCATCTGGATAATTAAATCTTGAGTAAGCGTTGATATTTCTCTGATTTGTTTGTATTGGATTAATATAAGACATCCAAGTTTCCAAAACCTCTAAAATAACATGATCTGCATCAACATAAAATACTAAGTTTAGTGGAGGATAATTTCTTAACTGTGGAAATGATTCTTGAATACCTTGATGATGTCCAACTACAGTGGATTCAACAAAACTTGTGCCTGGAATTTCTGCTTGTGTACATAATAAGGACATCTTTTTCATAAAGTTTGATCCCTGACTTCTTTTTTTAGAGTTAGGGCCATCAGCATCATTAACATCTGCCAACCACTTGTCAAAGTTACCAAATGTGAAATTGACTTGGTAATAGGTATCTAGAGATGGCCGTGCGACAGTATCACGGATATCTCTCAGGTCTCCTCTAAATATTTCTGAACTTCTTGGAAATGACACGATAAATAAACGTAAGTTGTTATTACTATATATGAGCTATAAAGGGATATATCGACCTTCTAATCCTAAAAAGTATAAAGGTGACTCTCAAAATATTATTTATAGGTCTTTATGGGAAAGAAAATTCATGAATTACTGTGATTTGAATGAAAATATACTTGAGTGGGCATCAGAGGAATTTTGGATTCCTTATCTAGATCCAACAACAAATCGTGTTCGTAGATATTTTCCAGACTTCTTTATTAAATACAAGGATAAGGACAGCAATATTCGTAGATCGGTGATTGAAGTCAAACCGATGAGAGAAACTTTACAACCAAAAGCAACAAAGGGTAAATCAAGAAAGACAATGATAAATGAATCTATGACATATGTGAAGAATCAAGCTAAATGGAAGGCTGCAAGAGAATTTTGTGAAGATCGTAAATTAGAGTTCAAAATTATGACTGAAAAAGAATTAGGAATACGATGAGCATTCTTCAGAGAATATTAAACAAAGTTGATGGTCAAGTGAGTGAGGATTACTTTCGTAGTCAATTACTTGATGAACTTGGTTCAACAAACTTTGAAACTGATTATGCAGATACAGCTGGATTTGCACCTGGCGAATTGTATTTTTATACTTACTCAGCACAAACTAAACAACCATTTTATGACATGTTTCCACTTACATATGTGATTGAAATGAGGTCAAATGGATTTCTGGGTTGTAATCTTCATTATGTTCAATTGACTCAAAGAGACGAACTTGCAATAAGCTTACTAAATAACTCTGCTCAAGGTGCGGTTGCAGTTCCTCCAAGAACTCTACATAAATATCTTTATACTGGCGTAAGAGGCACACCATATCGTATTCCAAATACTGAATGGTCAGACGTAGCACAATTACCCACTGAAAAATTCGTTGATATGAGAGGAATACCAGTTTCAAGAGATCGAGTTTACAACAAAAACTAATGTCATCAAAAAGTCGAAAATATACAATTCCAGGCCAACCGTCTGGGTCAAAATATGTCTTTTCTTTTAATGAAAAAGGTCAGATAGAGGGTGTTAAAAAACAAACCAAACTTGGAAGACCGTTAAGATCTATCGATCCCAGCAGTGACGAGTTTGACAAAGTGACAAGTTCCTCTCAGGCTTTAAATGCATACAATGTTCACAACAATAAGGGGAATAAAAAAAATTATAAAAATTCAGTAGAAAAAGCAAGCACAGAGGAACTGAATAAAAATAAAGAAAAGGAATCAAAAAAAGAAAATAATGAAGAATATATAACTAATGATATTGAAAAACCAAAGTCAATAGCAGAAAGAAGAACAGAGGCTCGAACTGGAAGCACAGGTAGCACTGAGGAAGGATATGGTGGTGGTGGAGTAAAAGGTAGTCAATTATATGCGTATCCATTTGATATTGATCTTCAACAGGATCATCTTAAAATTTCAAGATATGAGTATCAAAGAAGTAGTATAAACGCAAGTAAACCTCCAACACTTGAGGGAGCTGATGTTGAGAATCAAGGGGCGCCTGCACAATTTGATAATGTTTACCAAGCTAGAGTAGTTGAAGGTGGTAGTGTTTTAGGAGTATTAAAAGGAAGCGTCATATTACCAATGCCAAAGGTAACTGATGTAAATGCTGCAGATTGGGGAAAAAGTGAGTTAAACGCACAAGGAATGGCAGCTGCTGGATTAGCATCAAAACTCATTGGTCAACCAGGCGAAACTGCTGATGAAAGAGAAAGAAGATTAAAAGCGTTTGAAGAATTAAGAGAACAAAGAGCTGGTGAAGAAGCTGGTAGTGTGAGAAGAAAAACAACAGGTGCAATATACAATCAAATCGTGGCTAAAACAGCGGGATTACTCTTGGGTACAGATCTAAACGCAGATACGGTTCTAGCAAGACAAGGTGGTACAGTTTTAAATCCAAACGCAGAGATGTTATTTCAAGGGCCTGCTTTGAGAGACTTTACTTTTAAATATCGAATGATAGCAAGAAATCCAGATGAAGGTCAAATGATAAGAAATATAATTAGATTTCTAAAATTAGGTATGGCGCCAAAATTTAGAAGTTCCACATACTTAAAAAGTCCAGATGTATTTTCATTAGAATATAGAAGAGGAAAAGATGAAAGTGGTATCTTAGACACTGTAAATAGATTTAGTCCAGGCGGTCTTGCATTAACTTCAATAAACACAGACTACGCTCCTAATTCTTACTGGTCTGCATATCAAGACTCACAACCAGTTGAAATTACGATGGATTTGAATTTTGTTGAACTTAGACCAATTTACTATAATGATCAAGCACTAACTCCAACCAACAGTGTAGGTTACTAATATGACATATTCAAACTCAACATCACAATATAAGGGATCACCAAATAGTTATTTTAGACAACTACCAGATTTAGATTATCCATCTTTAAGGAATGATCGAAACTCTGCATATGATTATCATCTTGTAAAAAACATATTTAAAAGAGCTGTATTGCGTGATGATATTTTTAACGAAGCTACAGCATTTACAAAATATTCTGTTATTGGTGACGAAAGACCAGATCAAGTCGCAAATAGATTTTATAATGATTCTGGTCTTGATTGGGTAGTATTAACAACAAATAATATTATTCATGTAAGAGATGAGTGGCCAATGGGTAGTCAAGATTTTTTAACTTACCTCAATGCGAAATATACATCAGAACAGTTATCAAATATTCATCATTATGAAACTGATCTTTTAAGGGATTCAGATGGTAAATTAATTCATCCAAAAGGTCTTAGAGTTTCATCTGACTATTCAATCAGTTTTCTAGATAGAGGCGTTTTGAGAACAGAATCAAAAATTACGTCATTTAGTTTCTTAGAACATGAAACAAACTTAAACGATGCAAAAAGAAATATCAATATTTTAAAAGCAAATTATTTAGATTTATTTTTAGATGATTTTGCAGAGGTGATGGAATATAAACCATCAAAACAATTTATTAGTAAAAAAGTTAAAAAAACTGAAAATCCAAGACTTATCTCGCCATAAAAAAAGAGGTCACTTTGAGCGACCTCTGGCGTAAAAAATGGCCCGAAAATTTTTTCGGGGTATTTTCTAATTTTCAGCTAGTTTTGCAAAATAGCTGAGTGCATCTTCTTCATC